TGAGAAGTCAGCTTCTGTGTAACCTGAAGTGTTAGTGTATGTTTCAACATCTACATTTAAGTACATAACACCCTCAGCGTCACAAAGGTTATTGAATTTACCTGTTCTACCAGTACCCTTGCTACCGTATTCTACAATACCCTTACCATACTTTTGTGTTACCACGTTGAAGTTTTTAGCACCGTTGTTTGCGGAAGTGTTTGACCCAATAGTTACAGTTAATGAAGCCAAGAACTCTTCGGTATCCATTGGATGACCGTTAGGTCCCGCTAATTTACTACCACCTTCGTAAGTTGTAAAACCTGAAACAGCGATAATAAAACTCGATACACTAGCACCTGACAAAGCAGCTGCTGAAGTTGATGCTGTACCACTTGAGAAAGTCACAAACGCGTGTGGGTTAACACTAACCGCCTGATACGAACCTTTAGAGTAATCGAACAAACCTGAATTAACTGCATCCGTTTCAGATGTTTCGTAGAAACGGTCATAAAGGTTATTACCTGTGTAACCAGTGTTAGGGTCAGTTAACGAACTTGGGAAACCATAAGGTTGATAGTGGTCACCTGTTGCGTTACTTTGTCTCTCCTGAATTTTAGGTACGAAGTAGAACAATTTACCAATAGGTAAGTTCATTGCTTGTACAGATACGATGTCATTCGCCAACAATTTGGAGAATACGCGTCTGATGATTGGAAATACAACAGTTTCAAATGAACCTGATGCATCCGCAACAGCCGCTTCGTTTATCAAATATGACGCTTGGTTTTCATACAATTGCGCGATATTATCTTTTTTGTGACCACCAAGACCCTCAAGGAATCCTAGGTCATCCCATTTTTTAATGGTATCTTCTTTGATAACACGGAGGTGTTTTAATCCAATGTTACCAACCATACCTGATTCTAATAATGCTCCCATTTTTTTAGATTTTTATTTTTTTAAGTTTATTTTTTTATTTTAATTTTTGCATCAAATCCTTCATTCTCTTAAATTGTGGATTCTCATAAGCCTTAGACTCAGACAATACATTTGTGGAAGAAGAAGTTGGTGTTAAATTTATTTTTTCAACCACCGATTCGGTTACTGGTTTTTTTGTTCCCAATTCGGATTTTATTGAACTGTACAAGTTCTTAGATTCTTTCAAGGTTGAGATTAAATCGAATCTTTTTAAAATGTTTAATTTTTCTTGTTTTGTTGTTGAATGTTCAGTGAACAAACGAGTTGCGTAAGCCAAATTAGCGTTAAAGACAGCAACTTCATTTAACTTTTCTTTGAATAAGACTAAAGCCTTTTTATATTCATCGTTTTGTTTTTTGAGTTTGCTAACTTCTTCGTTGATTGAACCCGAACCAGCTTTATACATTTTTTTGCTTTTAATACCGGCTCTGTTCATACCAAATTTATCTCCATGAAGATTTGATTTGGTTCTTGCCGCTTCTTCAACGTCACCCTCAACTGGTTCTACATCTCCCTCATCTACATCGTCAAGTTCGATTTCGTAAACAGTTTCATCGGACATCATTTCGTCTTCGTCAACCGACATTTCATCACCCATCATTTCGTCTTCATCAAATGACATTTCATCAGACATCATTTCGTCTTCGTCAACTGGCATTTCATCACCCATCATTTCGTCTTCGTCAACTGGCATTTCATCACCCATCATGTCTTCGTCAACTGGCATTTCATCACCCATCATGTCTTCATCAGACATCATTTCATCTTCATCTAGTTTAATGATATATTCATCATCACCATCAGACAATTCAATGTGGTTATCGTCTTTTTTAACAATTACACCATCATTAGGACCCATCGCTTTAAAAACTTTTAAAATCTCGTCTTCATCAGCATTGGTCATGTCCAATACATTATCATCGGTGTCCATATCGTCCATAGGTGGAGTCATGTCATCATCGGTGTCCATATCGTCCATAGGTGGAGTCATGTCATCATCGGTGTCCATATCGTCCATAGGTGGAGTCATGTCATCATCGTCCATTGAATCAATATCTTTTGATGGTTCATCGTCTTCATTATCTGGACTTTCATCATCACCAGTTTCTGCTGGTACATCATCTGTGTCCTCTTCAGAATCGGGTTGTTCATCAACCTTCTCCTCTTCTTCCAATGATTCTCTTAGCAAATCGTTTAGTTCCTGTTTCATTGTAGAAGCCAGTATACCTTTTGCATTCGCTTTTACCGCTTCTTCAAGTGTTTGTACTTGAAGTAATGCTTGTTCCAAAATTGATTTGTTGCTCATTTTTATGAATATAGTTTTATAATAAATATATTGTTTTTTAGAAAAAATATTATTTTATCTTTTTTAAGACAAAATAATATGTTACTTTGTTAAAAAATTATCTAACTTTGACATAAGATTTTTCATCTTATTGATATCTTGTGGTTTTTCATCTAAAGATTCTTGGTATTGGTCTCTCTCATTTGGGTCAGAAAACACATATGCACCAGGTGTACTTGGAGACGATACCAAATCAAAACACACCAATTCAAAATCGTCTTGAACAATGTTTTGTCCTTTTACATTTTTTAATGAACCAACACCTCTTGATGATATACCAAGTGTTGCTCCATTCATAATTAACATTGCAGCTTGGTCACCTTTTGTGCTCACAATACCCATTTTTTTCCATCCAGGTGAAGTGAACAATTTTACTTTTCCCATTAAAATCTTTCCGTCCCACCACGTTTCCAAGATAGAATGGGAAACTCTATCTAAATCAATTAAAGATGAATTTCCTGACCAATGACATTTATTATTACTTCTAATATAATACACATGATTGGGTACATCAACCGAATATACAAATTTATCAGTGTTATCTACTTCACTCACTTTCAAAAATCTTTTGTCCAGATATATTCCTTTTGGTTTTGAAAAATTTAAAAACCACATATCTTTAGAATTTTCTCCTTTTATTAATCTTTTTGACCCATCATGGTTTGGTATGTATCTATCAAATTTCCTATTTTCTTTTCTTATATTACCACTAACTCCTGTTTTAATTAGTATTTCCTGCAAATCATTAATTAAAACTTCTGAAGTTGAAAACACATCACTTTGATTATATTTACCTATGGTTCTACCATCACCTAGTTTAAACCACTCTATAAGGTTTTTAAGATATTTTGGTGAAAGATTTTTTAATTCATTTGGAATGAATTTTTCATGTGATTTACCTAAAGGTTTTAAATATTTCCATAATCTTCTATCATTAATTATAAAACTAACATTTCCACTTTCCTTTGTATATTTTTTTATTTTAAAAGGTAGTTTTATTAATAAATCCTCAATTAATTTTATATTATTTGATTTTTTCTGAGAAATACCAACTATGTATCCGTTTTTAGATGAATCATATAGATTAATTTTTCCCGATATTTTATTTTCTACTTTAATTAATTCACTTAAACCAACATGTCCTTCAGATAAATAAATACCCATAAAAGACATAAATAAATCCATTGGTATTTTTAAGTCTTTACTATAGTATTCCTTATCTTCTTTAGATGCTCTCACGTGGAATTCATTTTCTGGACACCCCTTTAATGTAAAAAAATCACCTTCGTTGTTTTCGTTCGCTTCACCATTTTTTGGTATATAAAAGTTACTTAAATTTTTACCATTATTAAAAGTATCTAATATTTCTTGAGCGGTTATGAAACTTAATTTTTTATTATTTTGATTAATTATTGGAAACTTATGATTAGGTGTAACAGAAACATCCATGTTTTTTCCTTGAAAATAAATCATTTTACCATTATATTCGTGTTTCACTTTTGAATAAATGGTTTTATTTTCTATTACACAATTTTCATTAAGTGTTATTATTTCCTCAAATTCGTCGACTTCTTTAATATTTTTCCAACCATTTTTAGTTAGTATATCAACGTCACCAGTATGGCACGAAGGATGATTAAGTTCACTTAATGCTCCCCCCTTTTTAATTATGGTTTGGTATTTTTCATTTTCCCTTTTTAATAAAAGTTCAGGATATATTCTACCATTTTTATTTGGTGTATCATATTTTTGTAAGACCGCAAATAATATTATATCCTGAGAGAAATCCGTTTCTCTCATTTCAGAAATTATTCTTTTATTATCATCATATGAAATATAACCCGCATCATATTCCAAAAGAATACCTCTACCAGTGTCATTAGGTCCCAATATCTTCATTAAACTTTTTATAATAAATACTTCTTAAAAAGATTAATTCTTTTTGTTGAAGAAATTATAAAAAGTTTTTTCAATTAGTATTGTCTCGATAATGTCTTTTGATAAATCAAAAATAAAGTTTTTTATTTCTTTGGACCTAACATCAAAATGTTTATTAACATAAAGAGTTATTTCTAAATCCATGAAAGACCTTTTATCTAATTTAATCCCATTTGTTTTTATGTCCAAATCTACAATGCACTGCGGTTTAAAATATTCCGAATTAAGTAAATAAATTTTATCTTTTATTTTTTTTCTACTTTTGTATATTAATTTATCAAAATCTTGTTCATCTAATGTTGGTTGTATCCAAGAATTTAATTGAACATAAATTGTTTTTAAATTTTTATAATCAACGGTTCCATATCCTATTTTAACATTCTCATGTGAACCAATTACAATAAATTTTCCTTTTTTCATTATTATCTATCATATATAATATTTTTATGGTGTATGTAAAATATACAAAATAATATTAATAATTTAAAATTATTTTCGTATATTTAAAAAAAAAATATATGATAAAAATCAATGTAAATAAAGAAAAGGGTTTGGAATCCGCGTTAAAAAAATATAAATTCAGAGTCCAAAAGAGTAAACAAACGGAACAATTAAGGAACAGAGAAGAATTTGTAAAACCATCAGTTGCTAGAAGGGATGAAATACTTAAAGCAACATATAAACAAAAAATTAAAAGTAAAGAAGATAGGTCACACTAAACCATTCTTCAACTCAATGAGTTTGTGGTAATCAAATTTTGTGGTGTCAGATTTATTTATTTCTGACACCACATTTTTTAATTTATCCTTTAATGAGTCATCATTTGACTCGTTAATTAATAAGTTAAATTTGGTAATTAATTCTTCTTTAAGATTTTTAGTTTCAGTTATTAATTCGTCTTCAGACATTGATACAATTTTATTAAATGTAGATTTTTGTTCTTCATTTAAAAAATCAGAATACTTTATATTAAAGTTATTTACCAAAACCGCGTTTAATAATGTGTGATTCTCTATTTGAATTTCACTTGGTTTCTCATCTTCTTTTTTTTCTTTCAATAGATGTTCAATTAGATTTTCTCTTGCATCTATTTTCTTGGATATATTGTGTATTGTATTTTCTTCCGATAAAACATCTAAATCTTCATACAAAGAATTTTTTTCAAATTCGATATTTTTAAAATCTTTGGTTAATGTTTTTAAATCTTTTTTTAAAGATTTCATTTTTTCAATTAGAATTGGTTCAATTGATTCAACATATAATTTTGCTTTATCTTTTGATTTAATGTTTAAATTTTCTATGTTTTCATAGAATGTATACATTTCAGACAAAGGTTTATTTGATGTAATTGATTTTATGGTGTTTTTAATTTCCACTTTATTTTTTGATGCATATAAATCAGTTAACTTTGTTAACATCTTTAATTTAAATTCTCCAAAATTTTTCATTTGATTATTGGTTTAACATATCATTTAATTTATTTTCTATTTCATAAATATTCTGTTGAGCTTTATTGATATCAAATAAATCTTCTAAATTATCTGATTCACCCAAAAAATTTGTTAATCTAATTTTTTTATTTTCACTTAATGGTGTTTCACCAGCTGGTAATGGTGGGGTTGGAGGTATTCCCATGTCCATACCTCCACCCGTTTCCACTCCCTCTGGTGATTGTGCTGCTTGTTGTCTCTCAGCCTCAGGTATTCCATATTTAGAATCAACTTCATCAAAAATTCCGGAACGTTTTATTACCGTTTGACTATTTGTTAACTCAAAACCTATGGCTCTTTCTAATCTTTGTTGTTGTAAATCTAACATAACCTCACTATCACTCATACCTAAAATATTCTTTTTTGCCCACGTGTGTGAAACAGGTAGAATACCTAATTGAGATTGGTCTGACGTTGCGTCTTTATATAATAAAATTTTCTCTTTCCATTGTTCAATTCTTAATAAATCTGATTGTGCGGATGGATTTGTTAGAGATAATGAAAAATTATTTAATTCATCTTCTAATCCAACAAGGTATAAATGAATTAAAGCTATTTTATTTAATTCATGTATTAATGATTTCTGAATTCTATTAATTGTTCTTGCAAATCTGATATCCATTAATGCCAATGTTTTACCATCACCAACAACTTCTTCAAATCCTAAGAAAGCTTTTGGTATTCTTAATGCCGCTAACATTTTTTTCTGAATGTATTCTATATCAGCAATTTCACCCAAATTTTGTGCACCCGGTAATGTCTCAATTGGGTTTGTTTGTGCTGGGTCACGAACAGGAATAAAGTAATCTTGGTCAACCGCCATTTGATTATATCTCATATCAACCTGACCATTTCTTGAATCAACAACTTGGTCTCTTTTAAATTTATTTGCCACCCTTTGTACGTATGGTTCAATGTCTTTATCATCCATATTACCAACAAAAACTTTAAAAACCCTTCTTTCGGGTGCCCTCGTTGTTCTATAAATTAACATGGCATCTTCAGCCAATAATAGTTGTTTCCATATTCTTCTAATTTTATCCAACATACTAGTCCCATAAGGAAGTTTTCTATCGTCACCTAATAATCTAAAATGGGCAATTTCCCAAGATTGAAATTCCATATCTTTATTTGTCCACTGAAATCTAAGTTCCCTACTTGGCATCTGCATAACGTCCATTTGATTAGGGGTTTTACTTTCTTTACCCTCTAATCTTGTTATTTCAATGTTAGGTAATTGTTGACACCCAACAATACCTTTTTCAGGGTCAACTTTTAAATAAACAAAATTATCACCATATTTACACATACCTCTAGTCCACATTTGTAAATTAGTGTTTAAGTCTAATCTATTTACAAATAAATCTTCCAATGTTGATTTAATTCTATCAGATTCCGAAAATATTGTTAATATATCCCCCTTTTCCGATAACGTTGTTGATTCTTCGGCGTATATATCCAAAGCGGCTGAAATTTCCGGAGTATTATGTGAAAAAATAGTGTCGGTTGCAAAGTTTTTATAACCAGGTACTGTTAAATCATATACAGGTACAACTCCATATGGTTCAATTGAGACAATTTTATGATTTAACGCGTATGATTCTCCTTTTACTTTGGCAGTTGAATATTTAGATTTTTCAATATTGTATGCACCACAAAAAGTTGACCAATCTTTATATCCCGCCCACATAATTTCTCTCTGTAATTTAGTGTGAGCAATGTTTAACGCCCTTGATGTGCCTTTTAGTGTTTTGTGTTTTTTAGCGGTTTCTGTTATCAAATCATAAGGTATATGAAAATAAGAAGGGTTATTCTTACCTTTTCTTTTTCCATTCCAACAAAATTCACCCTTTCTTTTTGCAACCTCTTTCATCTTTTCTCTAAATTCTTCGTTCGACCATAACGTCTCGTTATTTAGTTTTCTGTGAAATGACCTATGTTCAGTTCCGTCCATTATTTTAAGATTTTGAGGTAAATTATTTTTACCATTAAAATCAATATGATGAACTTCTTCGTTTTCTTTTACCACTCGACCATAAAACCATTCAGCAATTAATCGATGTTCACTAATCCAACCATTATGTCCTTCTTTTGAATTACACACATAAACCCAATTATAAGTTTGATTATTATAAAAGGATTTTCTATAAAATGGCATCATAGAGTCGCCTGATTTTAATTCCGAAATACGAGAAAACGAACCATCTCTTTTCATTAATCTATGTTCCCAAGTACCGATAATAAATGAATTATCATCAAATGTAACTTTGTATGTCATCTCATCTCTAGTATGATGGGCGTTTCTCGCAATTGCTGGTACCACTTTTTTTAGATTATGGTCATATGAATAAACAATGAATTCATAATCCCTACCCATATCGGATAATTCTTTTATCGTTGTAAACCCATTTGGTGTGGCGATTTTAGTGTCACCATGTAAACAAAATTCCATCGACTCAACATCATAATACATTGACAATCTGTTTGGTTCATAATATACCGATTGATTATATAATGATTGGTCAAGTTTAGAAAATTTATCGGCAATGTATTGAGTCTGTTGAGCTTGTAACATTGCTTTTTCATATTCTTCCCTACTACTTGTTTTTAAGATTTGTTCTTTATCAAAATTAAAAGATGGGGCCTGTTCTGGTGTTACCTTACCTGGAAATCCGAATATTTTTGTTAGTCGTTGAAATACTGTTAAATTATCAGCCATATATATAAATACTATTAAAGAATATAAACAAAAATTAGTTTAAAATAAACGTTTATCGTTTTTTACCAAATAACCAAGAATATTGTTTATATTGTTCTTTTGTTGCGTTATTATTTTGTTGAAAAATTGGGTTACCATCTGTAGACATTGAACCTATTTGGTCAAACGCCGTTCCGTATGAATAAAATGATTTATTTGGTTCGTAAGTTCTTTCAGATATTGTCCAAGACTCTAACATTGCTTTATTGGCATTTTCATTCTTTGTTAATTGTGAAAACGAAACATCACCAACATACAAAGCCATGGACATACTCATGATGGCATCATCGTGGGCACCTTTCATATGGTCAGGTCTACCATTAATATAGACAAAAGTATTTAACTCACTCATTAATCTTGATGACCTAACTTGAAAACCTTTTCTTAATTGTTCCTCAAAAGCAGCAACAATTTGAGCTCTTTTATTGTTGAAGTTAATTCCGGGTATTTTTTCCATTGCTTTGGAATTATATTCCCAAATATTTTTGGTATTGATTCCATCAATGTAAAGATTTTTGTAATTTAATTCTTGTAACTTTCTTGAAGTTGCAACCCCCATACCACCGGTAATATCCACAACTATGAATGCTTCATATAAAATACCCCATTTATATGCAACCAAAGCCAAATCGTCAGGTGGTATTTTACCAATATATTCAGCAACCTGTTCTCTCTCATCAAAGTCAATTATGTTTATTGATGAAAAGTCTTCACTATCCCCACGAGAAACGTCGACACCCATTATGTATTTATGTCCTTGAATTGGTTCTTTCCATTGCCAAAATGTTCCTTGCATGTATTTTTCTTTTGGTTCCCTCAACATATTTTTTACAATATTATCTTGAACATCCGAAGGAATCACCCCATCACCTGAACCAAGGAAATCACACTCTAATTCCTGAGCAATTTTACGTCTATCGTATTTGAATTTTTTTGACATTGATTCAAACCAAGATGAAAATGGTTTATATCCGTCTTCTTCATAATCTTTATATTCACTTGGACTTACATCATATACAACAATTTCATCATCGTTATATTGTTCTCTATTTAACATATAATGTACGATGTCGTTACATTTTACCCATTTTAAATCTTTTGTATATCGAGGGTCTTTAAACCACCTTAAATTTGTTATGTGGAAATCATTTATCCCTCTTATTGATTGGTCATAAACACCATAATAAATTGGGTCAAATCCATTTGGGGTTGAAATAAGTATAATTTTACCACCAGTACTTAACGAGGCCATAGATGCCGCCCAAAAATCATCACCCGCTTCAATATATGCCGCCTCGTCAAATATCAATATTGTTGGTGTGTAACCTCTTAACGCATCTGCAGATGTTGCCACCGCTTTTACCTCACAACCATTGTTTAATCTAAATCTACTTTCTGAATTTTTATCCGGTGAAAACCCCGCATTAATCCAATCTGGCCATTGTTCAAGAAACGCTCTGATTTTGTTAGCCATTTCAACCGCGGTGTCTTTTTTATTTGCAATTATCAATACCCTTTCAGGATTATCTTTTTTTGCTGTTTGAAGTCTTTTTGAAAGCCAAGCCGCAGTAACCGTTGTTACACCGGCTTGTCTATATTTTCTCGTTATGTTCTCATTGTATTTTTCATAATCCTCCAATAATTGTATTTGGTCAGGAAATAACTCCAATGGAACAAATCTTTTTTGTGTATTATCGTAAGTTTGTAAATACGTTTTTAATGCGTAAGGGGTGTCTTTAATAATTTTAGCATACTCCTTTAATTGTTCTATTTTTTGATTACTCATACATATAAATATAAAAAAAGGGGACATAAGTCCCCCTTTTCTTTCTTTAGGTATCTAAACGAACTAATCGTCGGATAATTTTATTCCTAAATCATTTAAGAAATCAGATAAATCATCATCATCTGTATCATCTGTAATGTCATTTAAATCTTCATTAAACGCATCAATCACATCTTGATAATCTTGGTCTTTAAATAATTTATCAATACCATCTACCAATTCATTCATTAAACGTTTACCATTTTCTGAACCCGAAATAACCTCTCTCATAAGTACCAAAAATTGTTTTGCTGGTAGTTTGAATATTTCAACTAATAAATAATTCTGCAATTCTATTTTATTTTCGTCTGTTAAAATACTTTCAGGGTATTGCGACCTAATTCTATCCCATATTGCTGGACCCAAACGTAAATCCCATATTTCTTTTTCAAGAGTATCTTCAGAACTTGAAATTTCAGACCACGATTCTTCGTCTTCGTTACCCTCTTCGTCAGTAGGTCTTCCTTGAACTGCGAATAATTCCATTACGCCCTTAATCAACTCATGAACAAGTATTGGAAAATTAACACCTCTTGCAACAATTGTTGGAGGATTGGTATTTGTCCTTACTTCTTCTTTACCACCAAGAGAACCACCTCCACCACCTCCCCCCATCATCCCTTTCATTGTCTCATCACTTAACTGCCAATACAATGTATCATTGATTGACATTAAGATTCCATATTGGCCAACGATTCTATCTGAACCTGTGATTTCTCTGATTTTATCAGCAACATAATGATACATATAGTGACCTTTTTTAGATGCCCCTTGTATCATATTATTAACCAATCTTCTTTTTGCTTTCTCCATTGTCATTGACTCCAAATCACTCATCAAATCTTGTTCGATATCGACAGGGTCAATGTTTGGTTGTTGTTGCATTTCTCGATTGAAGCCTTGAGTATTGATTTCACCCATTCCAACAATCTTAGCGTCAAATTGTAACGACCCTTCGGGGATTCCCATTTCTCTTATTACCAATTCCACGGCCAATTCCTCTAATTGTGTTTTATATCTACTTTCCGTTTGAACAATTTGATTGTGTGCGGACATCATCATTTGAATCAATGGCGTTACATTACTATCACCTTGCATTGGTGTTTCTATACCGGTATACTCTCTAACTTTATCAACTACTTGTCTGTATCTTTCGGACGCAAGTAGTTCTTGAAAATTTTTATTTGGTTCATCACCTGTTTTGGGTAATGGAATTTTCTTTAATGGCGTGTCACCTGTAGATAATGGTCTTGTAACATCACTATGTGGTCTATCGGGGGTGTCAAAATCCATTGGCATTTCGTGTAGGTTTTCACCTAATATACGTAATAAATCTTTTTTTAAAAACTTCATCATTTAATATTTTTTCTTTCTCCCAATCCTTTGGGTTTAGGGTCAGTACGGGGTCCTGGGTCATAAGGTGTTCTTCGTTTTGGTTTATCTTTTTCTTTTGGTGGAGCATCGGGAAGAACATCGGGTTGTGATGGATTTGTAGATGGTGCTGGTTGGTTTCCAAAAACCCCTTTGGGTTTAGGGTCAATACCGGGTTTAGGTCTATAAGGTGTTATTGGTTCACGTTCATCAGGGGCGATACCAGGATAAGTTGGTCTTCGTTTTGGTTTATCTTTTTCTTTTGGTGGAGCATCGGGTTGTGATGGATTTGTAGATGATGCTGGTTGGTTTCCAACAATGGCATCATAACTCATAAATTCAGGAACACCATTGTGTCCTTTTTTAGCCTTTGTTGTGGGCATTGGTTGAAATGTTTCCATTTTCTCATTGATTATTTTCATGATATCGTTTTTAGATGTGAAATGGGTATATTTTGATTCGGTCAAATCTAACACCCATTCTTCAATTTCAGAAACATTCTCATTCATTTTTTTCTTCCAACCTTGTTTTGCTCTAATAGCAAATTTTAATTCGGCTTCTTGGTCAATAATATTTTTAGGAACTTTTTTACCCTCGTCTTGGTATTTTTTACTTTTTTCTTTTAAAGAATTAAGTTCTTTTTTTAGTTCCGCAACCGACTTATCGGCATGTTCACCCGTTTTTTTAACTTTAACATCACCTTTCCATTTTTCATTTACGTCTTTTTGTTTTGACTCATATTTAACAAACGTCTCTTTGTTTTTCATGGCGGCTTCTATATCCTGTGCGTTTCCGCTTGGAATCATCTTAGTGTTCTCTTTTAGAACAGTACTTGATAAAGTAATAAGTTGTTTATCATTAAACCCAAGAAGAGTTTTTTCTGAAAAACCTTCTTTTAAAAGTTTTTCAATTATTAATTTTCTATTCATGATATTTTGTCTTTTTATTTTCTAATGTTATTCCTCTTTGTTTTAATTTATTTGTGACAAACTCATAAGATTCCCCAAATCTAAAAAATAACCTTTCTCTATCTAAATCAAAATTTGATTTTTCCCAAGCCATTGCAATTATACCATCAACAGCATCAATAACTCCAAAATAGTCTGAGTTTTGTATTAGTTCAAAAACTATATCGGTGTCTTTAAGTAAACCAACTTGGTCTATATATTCAACACTTGGTGATTTAGGTGTAAATGTCGAAGACGCGGGAACATCATACCACTCGTCCATATCTATTTCATTAGAAGAACTAAATATAAATTCGTATTGTTTTTGACCTTTATAGTCTGTTCCTATTTCATTGACATAAATGAGACGCATTTTATCTGAAATATTTACCTAAAGTTTTTCCGATACTTTTGTTTATTTCACTTTTAATTTCGTCTAAATCAATTTCTTTTAAATCTTCTTCGTTCGTTTCCCCTCCTAAATCAGCATATTTTGATAAATCAATTTCATCTGTCTCAATTGGTTGATTAACAAACGATTCAAGTTTATCCATACCCATCATTTCACCTAATTCCTCATCACCTGTTGGTTCTTCAGGAACAGACTCGTCGTCTGTTGGTAAAGGCTCGTCACCCATTGTCGCATCATCTTCAACTTCTCTATCAAATTTACTACCAATTTCTTCGATATCTTCATCATCAAGTTTATCCAAATCGACCGCGGATATTATCATATTTAAAACATATTTGATATCATCACTTTCCATTTTATCTTTTTGGTCTCTTAACTCTTGTCCTAATTTACCAGCAAACTTTTGAACTTCAGTCATATAATCTGATGGTTTTGGTGCACCTTCTGTGCCCATATCACCTTCGGGTGCTGGTGGTAACGCACCCATATCACCTTCGGGTGCTGGTGGTAACGCACCCATATCACCTTCGGGCGCTGGTGGTAAATCCGAACCCATATCACCACCAGGTGCCGGTGGTAACGCACCCGTATCACCTTCAGGTGCCGGTGGTAACGCACCCATATCACCTTCAGGTGCTGAAGGTTTTTGTTTTAAAACATATTTTGTTGCCTCATTTAATTCTGCCCCACTTAACAATTCTAATCTTTTAAGAGCTTCAGCATATGAATTAAATCTATTTTTATTTTTCATAAAAAGTCCACCGATATAATCTAAAGAACTTTCGTTTAAACCTTTTTTCACATAAAACCCATCTTTTTCTTTTACAATACCATATTTAAATCCATTAATAGATTCTGACAAGTATTCGGTCCTCATTGTAGGGGACGTAGATTCGGTGATGGTTTTATTTTTATTTTCGCCGTAGTATGTTAACTCAAGGATTCTTTTTAATTTAGCATCCGCTTTAAGTTTTTCACTACCCAATGGTTTTAAATCTGCCATTTTTTTATAAATTAATAAATAATATTTATTTGTTTAATAATAAATACACACATATAGTAAAAAAAATTGATTTCTCTATTGTGTTAGAGACAATTTCTTACTTCTTACGTATATTTTAGTTTTAAAAAGTTTATCAATATACCCGTTTCTTCTTAACAATTTAAAAGTTAAATTTTCATAAGAATATTCACCACCCTTTTCTAAACCAGATTGTCTGAACTTTTTTATCTTTTCTTTTAGTACATCTATTTCTTTTACAACATCCTCCCCGTTTTTTGCTCTATTAATTAAATCGTCGATTAGTTTACCATACTCTTCAGATTTTTGCAATATTTTTGTTTCATCAACATTAGATTGTGTTTTTTCAGGTGTCACGACCCATTCGTTGTTTAAAATAGAATACACTCCCGTTGAAACACCTTTATCATCAATATCTTGAACATATAATTCAACATCATGACCTTTTATTTTAATATCATTTGTTGATGACCATAATTTCTTTTTTAATTCAAAAAATTCCTTTACGATTTCATTATATGTGGTTGTTTTTTCTTTTCCATTACTGAATTCATCCAAATCAACTATTATATGAATATCTAAATCAGAATAGGTTGACCAATTATAGTTGGCTAAAGAACCTGTTAAATGAACATCATAAATAAAGAAATCAATACCCAAATAATCTAAAAATTCATTGGTTATTTGTAATAGTTTGTCCCTTATTTCATCTTTTAATGATGATGTTTCTTCTAAATTAAAAATTTTATTACACAATGAACTCTTTGGCGTAAATGATTTTACGATTTTTTTATCTGATTTTTCAAAAAGTTCATCAACCAAACTCATATTACTCTCTTGTATTTATATGTTTTTGATATACTTGAGTTAAAGTATTTACCTTGAGATTCTGCCATTCGTAACTTAACAAAAGTTTCCCATGGTACTTCTTCATATTCATAAATAGAGCCATTATTGAATTCAACCAAAAGATTTTTTTCCTCGGTATTATACTTAGCACTTTTTAGGTTCGAAGAAGAGATTTGAACCTCAATAATTTTTCCTTCAATTTTTTCTGATGTGATTCCCATATTAATAATTAATTATTCTAACTTTTAGATTTTTTTTTCTTGATTCATTTATCATATGTAACGTCCCTTTACTATTACCATCCCAAAACGCAATTAACGCGTCTGCGTAATTAGACATTTCAGTGTTTCTAATAAACCCCGCCCCCTTACCATATTTATCCCATTCAGCTTTAAAAATTTTTAATGAATAGTTTTTTTCAATGGCATATTGTTCACCCAATTTATCGGCACCATTCGCGTTACCACTAACAATTTCTACATCGTTTTGATTTTGAAAAAGATAATCACATCTTTCTTTTAAAAATTCGTAATTGTTAAAATCACGACCACCAGCAATTATTACTTTCATAATACATAATATACAAAATAAATATCAAATAAAAAATCCCTTGTGAGGGTCTCATTTTTTATTTATGTTTGTAAAAACAAGTACCCCTAAAAACAATTTCTCAGAGACGACATTTGTTTTTTCTAACAAAATTCCGTATATTTGTATAAAAAAAAA